TGCCTTCTTGCTTAAGTCTGCCATCACCAAATACTGCGATAGGTGTATAAGGCAATGCAATTGTTCTTCTTATTTCTATACCACCTTCGCGTTGTGACCAGTCTTGTACGTCTTGAAACACATAACCACCACCTACTTTATCGTTTTCTAAAGTAACAATATAATTATCTTCTTTGTTTTTAATTGGTGTGTATTTGTAAGTAACACCTGATATATCCATACCGCCAATACCATTGACTCCTATGTAAGTAGGATTCATTGACCACTGTAAGCCATTGATAGCTGCGTTAGGTGTGTAGCCGAATGTGTAGCTAAAAGAAGATAAAGGCAGCAGCAGCAGTACCCATAATGCTGAGAACCTTATCACGTTTTTCTTGTGCAGTAATTTCATCTTCATCCTCTGGCATAGGTATTAGGTCAGTTCTAACCTCCCATGCAGCTTTGGCTTCATTGCCTATTAAGCCATCTATTGGACAAGGAGTTCCTGCATCCATCATAGCTTGCCATACGTCTTTATCTTGGCACATTATTGATACTGCGGCTACTTTCATACCCATATCATATAATCTACCTGCTTTTTTTAATCTAAGACAATTCTCTTCAGTATAAGTAGCACCTAAACTTAAAGATAATATTTGTGTGCCTAAAGCACCACTAGAAGATATAGTACATAAATCAGAATTATTACCACCTACATTAGGTGATATAGCTGAAGGAGGAGGAGACTTAACTGTAGTCTCATTTGTACCTGTAGTTGTTACAGTAGATGTAGTGTTCTGTGTTATTGAGCTTTCATCTACTGCCATTACAGGTAATACAAAAATAATCCAAAAACATGCAACAATACTTAAAGCTATAACATTGTTGCGCAATCTGTTAGACATTAGCCTGTAGGTTTAGCGTTAGTAAACTGAGTATTTAAGTTATCTGTACCTGTACTATTAAGTACATTAACTGTACTTACAGGAGAACCTGCAACATTTGTATTAATAGTCCAGGCATCAATTATAGTTTTAAGATATTTTTGATCAGCATTCCATTTAAAACCTTTAGCTTGTTCACCTTTTAATGTAATATCTTTGCCCATTACACTGTTAGCATTAGGAGTTTGATTTCCTGTAACGAGTGTTTGAGCAAATTCAGTTGTTTGTTTTTGAGTTAATAAAGCAACTTCTGCATTTGTTTTTTCTTGACCAATTGCATAACTAACTGAAGCTTGTAAAGCACTTTGCATTGCTCCTAAATATACAGTAGCAAAATCTGTTCCTGTTATTCTACCTAATTGAAACTGTGCTTCTAAATGTGCAGTAACAGATTCCATTAAATCATCAAATACACCAGTACCTGTAATTACATTATTAGTATTTGTTACTGAACTACCTTGTGTTAGTGATGCATTTGTTAGTGCCATAATATTATCCTACTGATCCTGTTGCTTTTTGTTTAACACGTAATTTATCAATTTCTTCTGGTGTTAGTGGAGGCAATACTTCAACATTATATGCTTTAATATTTTTAGGCTCCATAATTTCTTGACCATTACGAGTTGTTCTTGCAAAAATTTGACACTCAGCATTTTTAAGATGTTCATAAATAATTTTAGGTACATGCCAACCTTCATCATTATTATAAGGAACATACTTTTTAACTGCTTGACCATCGTTAATTACATTACTACCTACTGTAAAAATATCACCAACAGATTCTACTTTTAATGGATCATTTGGTCTCACTACAACTCTAACTAAGCTTAATCCTTCTGCAGCTTGTAAACCTTCTAATTCAACACCGTTGTATGTGTAGTTATCTATCATGTCATCACTGAGAATAGTAACTCCCATTTCAGCAGCTATTTCTTCGTCTGTTTTAGCAGTTGATTGTTCTGTATTCATAGTAATACTCACTTCATCGTTGTTATTAATATTTTCTAATGCTTGCACTAACTTTTCTCTTTTATTGTTAAAGTGCATATTTACACCGTGATTACGTAACTCATCACTAATTTGTTTGGATGTCATTTCTTGTATGTTCATAATATCTCCTATATTAAGTCTTCCCCACATACGTAGTATGTGAGGAAGACAAGCTTAATTAAGCTTTTTTACACCAAATGATTCCTAGACGCTCAGGACGTAAAGCCATGAACCCATAGTACCACTTGATTGAGTAAAAACCCTTTTCACCGTAAGGGTCATTCACGTCAGCAGTCTCTTTACCTGGCTTCTTGTGAGTAGTAGTGAACTTAAGGCTCTTACCATCAGTTTGGAAACCAATAGTAGTAAATGAACCGTCACCTACACAAAGCATAGGGAAAATGTCTGCAGCAGATGCACCTGCACCTGAATCATATTGCATTTCAGGAACTACAACAAAACGGAACTGGTCTACTGAACCAATCTCACCGTTAAGAATTGTAGAAGCGTCAGCGTATTTTTCTACACCAACAAATCCTGAACCAACACCTGAACCAGATATATCAGTCATCTTACGTACCATTGGAATCAAATCTGGACCAATGTACATAACACGTCCACCATTAACAGTTTTAGTATCTGTCATACGAGAACCTGAAATAATCTTAGTTTGCTTAGGTGTCTTGTTGTTATCTAGCGCAATAGACAATGTCATCAAGTCATTGTAAGTTGCTACAGCATTAACGTTAGCCTTTGCTGCTCCACCAATGAAATAAGCAGTACCGCTAGAAGTAGCAGTATTGATTAGATCTTTTTGCAACTGTGCTTCAGTCATTTCTGTAGCACCAACCATCATTTCTTCAGTGATGTGTGACATCAACTCTGAGTCTGAATCAAAGTCTAGAGACTCTTGAGTGTACTCAGTAAAGAAACCTTGCTTGATAAGTGAACCAGTAATTTGTGTACGCTTGAAACCTACACGGTTAACTCTTCCACCATTCTCAGTCAATGCAGGAAGACGATCAGCAATTACACCAACGTCTTTTGATGAACCATAAAGGTTACCATACATTTGCTTAGTACTACCACCAGAACCAGCTGCAGTAGTTGCATTAGCCTGAGTTGCATAAAAACCAGCATGAGTTGCAGTTGCTGCTGTCCAACCAGTACCACCTGATTGTAATACACCTGCAGCATTCCAAGCCATAAACTTAGCACTGTTTTGAATCAGACCGTCAGCATCAATACCTTGGTCTGTTGTATTCAAATCATCTAGTAATGGTTGATATACATCTTGCTTAATTGTCTTACCGTGATGCTTAGGCATAGCCCTAACATCTGCCAATGGCATAAAGTACTGAATGTCACGTACTTTAATGAGCGCTTTCTTAAAATAAAAGTCAGTGCGCGCTTGTGCACCTACATTACTGGCGCCATTTGCGCCTGTGCCGTATTCTAAAGCCATATTATTCTCCTATAGCTGTATTAAAAGAGAAAGACTATACATCGGCTAATTTCATGAATTCTTCATCAGTCATACCTAAGTAATTAGCTGATGCAGCTTCAGTCTTACCCGCAGTCTTTCTTGTTCCTGCTGCAGCTTTACGCTTTTGTTTTACAACAGCAGGGTCCTGTGCTTTAGTCTTTGGTACAGATGCTTTTGGAGGTATTGCATTAACCTGTTCTTTAGAGATAATAGCTCCTTGTTTTTGTAAATTTTCTGCTACTTCTTTATAAGCAACAACATCTGGAACATTTAATCTTCCTAATGCTCTTTCAGTATCTATAACAGATTGAACTTTATCATATACTCCATTAAAAACATGATCGTTAATGATTGAAATAATTTCAGGATTTTCAGATATTAAATTCTTACTTTCATCATCCCACTCTTTGGCTAAGATATTAATTGTCTTATCAAAAGAAGGTGTGCCTTTAATATCAGCAATTACTTGATTTATCCTAAATTCTTTGTCGCTAACTTGATAATCATTTGGTTTGTATGCTACATCTTCATTAGTATCTATATCTAAAGGATCTATACCACTTTCTTTTATAAGTTGAGCAATTGCTTTAGGGTCTTTTTTAGAAAGGTCGATTAAATTGTTAAGTTTGTTTTGATCTAACAATCCTTCTTTTTCTAAAGTACTTACTATCTTAAGATTAGGACTTAATGTCTTCATCTTATTATGATAGTCAGCGCCTTTTTGCATTAAAGATATTGCATCGTCAATATTATCAACTTGCATCATCCGCTTGCTAGCTTTAAAAGGTGACATTATCCGTTTATATGCCGCTTCATAATCAATTTCAGCTTGAGAAGTATCCTTCTCTTTTTTAGCTTCATTGGTATCTTCAGTTGCATCTGTATCTTCAGACTCTAACTCTACAGTATCTTCTAATGTTTCATCTTCTAGTTGAGTATCCTCGTCTAGGTCAGCTACTTCATCTTCTAATATCTCTTCATCAGATTCTTCCGTATTACTTTCAGACTCATCCGTTTCCTCATAAGGGTCTATCTCACTGGGAATATCTTCAGACTCTTCACTTGCTACTTCTTCAGAAGTTTGCTCTTCTTCGGAAGTATCAATTTCTTCAGTGTTTTCTTGAGCTTCAGCTTCTTCTGCTGCAATTAACTCAGCTTCAAGTTCACTTAAATCTTGTTTTAGGAATTCTTCATCATCCATTCCTAGAGGACTATTTACTTCAGCCATTGCTTAAGTCCTCCTGTAATATTTGAGTTCTAGCATCTTCATCTTCTCTGTATGCTTGTTCTGCTTGTGTACCTCTTGTTAATACACTATCAAAGAAATTACTTAACGCTCCTATTCCATAAATCATATTATCAATGATTTCTTGTTGTTCTTTATTTAAAGAACTAGCTTTTGCCATAACTAATCTAGCTGCTTCTTCTTTAAAATAATAATCTAATATAACTTTTTTAAATTCTCTATTTTTAAAAAGTTTTAAACAACTATTTTTAACTTCAATAAAATGCTTAGCTTGCTGCATATTATCATCTAACTCTTGTAATTGTTCTTCTGTGCTCATCGTGTGTCCTCTTATTGAGATAAAAACAAAGTAGTAAAATTCTCCTTTTTCGCGATTATATCACTATTTTTCAAAGTTTACTTCTATTTAACAATGGATCATTAATAATAGCATCGTTGTATTTACTATCCATTGCATTAGAATGATCTACTTTTTTCATGTTTTCTTCATGTTGTCTGTTAACTCCAGATTCTTGTTCAACAAAAGTTAGATCATCTAAATCAGCTTTACTATTAATACTTCTAGACTTAGATAGTTCAGTTTGAGTTTTAGCTTTCTTAAATTCTACATCTACTGCGTTTTCTTGCGCTTTAGCTGTTTCGTTAGCTATTTGAGCTTGTAATAGTTGCATTTCAAGTTGTGCTTTTTGTTCAGCCATTGGATTAGGTTGTGGCTGATATTCTTTAATTTGTTTAGCTAAGTCAGGCATTTTACGTAATCTAGCTATATCTGCTAATATTAATTGAGACATTGCTGGGTCCATATTATTACCCATTGTTTGTAACATAAATGATAGCTCTTGTGCTTTTTCGTTGTCAGCTTCAGCTGTAGATATATTTAATTTAATATCATACATACCACCTAAATCTTCACGATTAATAGCAACAAACTCTTCGTTAGTTACTCTTATTATCTCTTCATCAGATAAAAACTCAGAATTCATAGATATTATTTTGCGTCCTATTTGATTAATACCATCTGCTAATCTTCTAAGTATTCCTAACTCACGTTTAGATGCTGCATCTAATGCACTTCTAATACCTGTAGCTGTATTACCTAACGCTGAGCCACTAATACCACTATTAAATGCTTTAACACCTGTTAATGATTCAGCTTCGTTGTTTTGAAGATTTAACATGTTTAATGCACTATTAGGTATTTCAGGATACGTATCCATGTGAAATGCTTGTCTGGGGTCTACATTAGAATTAAATTTATAATCTGCACCTTGTTCAAACTTACGAGCATTTGTAACATCTAAAGCATCTTTACGAATACCCATTTGTCCATTAGCAGACCTACCAATAATATCAATCATGCCTCGTGTTACAGCACCAATAATCTTTTGGTTATCTTCTAATAATGCACCATCTGGTTCACCGTAAATGTGTTTACGTACAGGTAAGTACTGAACTGATACAAATGGTAGTTTTTTATCAGGAAATGGGTTAGACTCCATTCTAATTAATACATCACCTACCCAAGTAGCAATAAATGGTTCTACTTCACCAGTATCGTTAATATCCCAATAGCCCCAATATTCATAAACAATTATTTTTTTACGTGGGTCGTCTTTAAACTTAAAGTTTGTTTCATCTTCTAAGTTATGGTCTGGTTGTGCTAATGGTGCAGCATTTTCTAATATAACATGTTCTAAATTTGAGTACCTGCCATCTTTTTTAAGTTCAGCCATAGATGTTTCAAAACTGTAAATAATAAAGTTAGCTTTATCTAAATCACCTAAACAAGTTGGGTCAATAATTACATTGTTGTAATCACACACTTCTAAATCAGGTTGATTTTTAAGAACTTTAATTTGTTCTTCTATACGAGTACCATTAGGTACAGGCATCATTGGCACACCGTTTGCCATTGTTAATTCATGTGCTTCTTGTATTTCAGGAGGAGTTTCTTTTTTATAAGCATCAGGATTTTGTTCCATCATTTGATGTAATTGTTCATGCATTTGAGCTGATTCAACAGATTCTACAAAATCAAATACAGGAACTTCTACTTCTACAATTTCATCTTCATATTCCCATCCAACTTTAACTATTACTGTTCCTTCATCTACAGCAGTACGGACGTATTCATCAATAAATGCAGTTTTGTCTATCTTACAATTGATTTGATAATTAAGTAACAATCCATTTTGTATAGCAGACTCTTTATCTTCAAATGTCATTGGGGCTGTATTAAATAAATCATCTGTAGATAAAAATGGTTCACTTAACGCAGCATAACGCCATTCAGCTTGTTTTCTAATAAGTTTAGGAACAATTTTTGATCTGCCTTTCTTATTGTTAATTGTTTGTTCACCATTTAAAGCATCTATCCAACCATCAACATCTAATACATGTGACGTGTGAGAAGATTGAGCTTCATCGTAATCAGCTTTAAGTTCTAATAAATCAGGTGGATTTTTCCAATCTACAAGCTTTTTTGGTTCACTTAAATCTACATCTAAATCATGCTGTTTTGCCATTATGCTTCTTCCTCAAATTGTCCGTTATTATATCGCTTAACTTTGTAGATAACATGGTTCTCAAATTCTATTGGTTTTGTGTCAATATATTTAAAATAACCTTTATCATTGTCTGCAAAACTTACATAAAGATCGTCATTAATAATAATTTCATTAAAAAAATATTTTAATAATTTTGCAAAATTTTTCTTATCTTTAAAATCATCTCCAATTGCTATTGTTAATGCTAAATAGCCATTAATGCGTTTATCATGCCTATAGTATAGATAAGCATTGCCATTTTGTAAAACTGTACATCTATGAAACTTAATATCCATTTTTAATTCAATTTAAAAAAATTTTTAAT